AATTGCTTCATTTTTTCCAACACGGATTCTTCTTAAATAATAGTCATTATGCCAAGCGTGAATTCCTGATGAAGTTCCCAATACCAAAGATGATGTTCCTGATGGTTTAACTGTGGTTGTTCTTGCCGCCTTATTAATTCCAATAAGTTCAGCGACTCTTTCGTTTTCATCTTTAACTGCCTGTGCGGCCGCTTCCATATCATAACCTAAAACAACTCCTGATCCAATACCAGTCATTCCAACACCAATAAGAGCATCTTTTTCTGTGGTTCTTTTCCATACATCACGAAGATAATGGAAGTCTGTATATCCTGCTTGTAATGTTCCAATGAACGCCGCCCCTTTTACTCTTTTTTCAAAGTCTTCCTGTGATTCAATATCAGATGCGTTTACTTCACATAAATTACAAAATTGGTAAGGACGAAGACCGATTTCACAACAAGGGTTTGTTCCCCAATCTTTATCATTTGATAAATAAATTCCTGGTTCACCTGCTCCTGATAATTCAATTCTTTTCCACAAATCCATAAAATATTCTTTGGTTATTTTGTGACGAAGTAAAACTGCTGAATTGTTTGCTCTTCCTCTTTGTGGGTTTTGTTCCCACCAATTTCCTGATTTACAAGAAATCATTTCTTCATCATCAGCAGAAAACAAACTGATAAGTGCTGCTCTTCTAATACCTCCAGCTAAAACTGCGTCAGCAATATGACATACAATATCGTGAGTTTCGATTGGTGTTAATTTTTCACTATCTTGTTTTGATTCAAATACTTTTGTGATATTATGAATACAATCTTTAAGTGGTTGTGGTCCAGGTGCCTTTCCCCCTGATGTTACCAACAATGCTCCTTTTTGTCTGATGTCAGAAAAATCAAAAATTGGTGTTGATGATTTTAATCCTAAATAAGATTCAATTAATACTTTAATTGCGTCAGCCCATCCTTCGATAGAATCTCCAATCAAATATCTTCTTGTTCTATTTGGGTTTGGTCTTTTAATTTCGGGTAGTTTATCAACGTGATGTTTTTGAACCGAAAAACCAACTCCTGTTCCACCTAAAAGCAAAAACATTGTTTCTGAAAAAGCATCAGCATGATCAATTGGTAAATAAGCACAATTGTAAACTCTGTTTGGTGAAATCTCAATTGGTTTTCCACCAAATTGTAAAGATCTCATAGATGGAAGAATTTTTTTGTCATATACCATTTGATATACTTCCTCAATCTCTTCTTTGATTTGGGGGTATTTTTTTTGGTGCATTTCTTTGTTTCTTGTCACCAACTCTTCCCAAGTTTCTCTTCTGTTTAAGTCAGGGACAAATTTTGCGTATTTCATATACACCGTAATGTCGCTTAATATTCTTTGTGAAATATCCATTTTTTTTTAATTTTTAAAATTGTGATTTAATTATTTACCGGAGATTGTGGCTTTTGTGACTCCTTTTCTTGTCGTTTTTTAATAAGTTCTTTTACCCTTTCTCTTTGTCTTTCTTCTTTTTGTTCTTCAATTCCCAAGAACGTCATTGAACTTTCTGTGTCGATTTCAATCATTGCGTTATCAAATTTACAATTTTCAAACACAATTCCGTCATCCCCAATTCTTGACTTGGTTATCGCGATTGTTGCCAGTTTAAGTTCTTTTTGTTGTAATGTTTTTGCTACCGATATGATTACGTGACCAACTTGTGCCTTTTTAATTGACCCACCCATTTGGTCTGTTGTAACAACTTCTGATGAAATTGATGCCCTATTTCCTTGTGTTGCAGTCCACCCAACAAGATCCATTTCGTGACACATTGCCTCAAATGCTCTCATTACCGAACCTTCACTTTTCCATTCATCACCCAAGTTTTTGTCTGGAACAACACAATCAATATAATCTAAAACCACCATGTCAATTTTAATCCCATCAGAAATAATTTTTCTAATTTGATTTTTGATTTGTAACATAGTCATTGTATCTGAAGGTAACTTTTTCATTATCAACTTATTTGGCATCGACTCTTCAACTTCTTTGACTTTTTTCATTACCTCGTCTTTTTTTCCTGACAAATCGTCAGGGTGAATCTTTGTCCACAACGTGATATGCTTTCTTTGAATAACCTTTGGATTGTCCTCAAAAAAGACTTGAAGGACGTTAAACCCAAGATTAAATGAGTGATTAGCAATCTTTGTTAAAATTGTTGATTTACCCACACCAGTTGGTGCTAAGATTACACCGATTTCTCCTTTAGCCAAACCACCTTTAAGTAGTCTGTCAATACCAGGGATTCCCATAGGAATTGGGTGTCTGTAATCTTCTTCTAACACTTGATCAAGGTTCGAAAATATATCCGTCATTGATGTGTCTTTTGCTCCTACTTGAAGTGCTGTCTTAACCAACTCCTCTAAAGTGTCGTAGTTTTCAAACTCACCTCCGTCAATGATCTTTTGGGCCTGACCCATTACCTTTTGAAGTTCTTGTTGTTTACAGAATTTTAAAGCCTTTTCTTGAACGAAACCTACGCCATCAATAGGTGCATCCTTAATTTTCTTGATTGTGTCCATTACAATCTTGGATGCTAATTCCTGCTGAAGTTCAGATTTAGTTATTTGTTCAAGGGTTTCAAATGATGGTGTGTGATCATATTTTAAATAATATTCCCTCACCATTTGAATGATTATTTTGAAGTATTTGTTTTCAAAATAGTTGTTCTCAATTACATCAATAATAGAATGTGAAAAATCTTTGTCTACTATAATTTGATTTAAAAGTTGTAATTGAAATGTATTTCCTAAATACTCAAAATTTTTACTCGTTGCCATTGTCTTGTTTCTCCTTTCGTATGATAAATACTATTAATTTTTGATAAGTTCGGGATAAAAATAATTAAATTTCTTACCTGAAAAAATGTCAGTAAGACCAGCCATTATCGTTTTTAACTTTGGGCGTAGGTCTACGGTGTATCTTACCTTCGGAGGGTATACTTTGGCATCAAACTGCCTATGACAAATTGTCAGGTCTCCAACCTTAATAATTAAATTAAATTTTTCTGGACCATCCGTAATTGATGTGTTTAAGATTTCGGGATTTTCAAAAATCTCGTATTGATTAGTCAATAAATAACTTACAGATCTCATCTTTAAATCATATTGTAGTTCGTTACACAACGAATTAATATGATCATAAAAATTTTCTGATTTGTGAGCGTTTTTATTGAATCCTCTAACATTAAAAAATCTTTGGACAACAATGTTTTCATTACACATTAACAAAAATTCTACTTTTGTTATTTCTTGTTCTTTCATAGTTTTTTTGGTTTCTACTTTTTGTTTCTAAACTTACTTTTTTCTTTTCTTGATAGTTTTAAAAATGGTTTTAAAAAATTTACCCACGAGTCGTCACCCTTTGGTAAGTATTTAAAGAATCCGTCGTCCATCATCATACGAATTAAATTCCTGTGTCCCCTTCCGTCTGGATCCAACGACTCAGAGTAATACGATCGAACTAACTCTTTTCCTTCTTCGGAAATCAAAGGCTTTGATAAGTCAACTAATTTTTCGTTAATAACAAAAAACTCGTCCCCAAATATTCCCTCTTTTGTTTTTCCACTTAAAAGATTTTTTAAAACCACATTTTCTTTCTGTTCTTTTAATAATTCTTCACCTTTTGTTAAAATATCAGTAATACTAATTTCCTTTTCAAGTATTTCAGGAAATAATTTTACAAAAGTTTTTTCACCAAGATAAAAAATACCATCAATATTATCTGAACTATCACCAGTTAATATTTTATATGTTTTAACATTATAGTGGGGAATCTCTATTTGATCAATTTTAATCGTATCTCCATTCTTATAATACCTTTTTGTTATTGGTGAATATATTGTCACATCTTTAGAAATAAGTTGTGTAAGGTCTCTATCTGTCGAAAATATTGTTTTACTTTCGTCTTCAGAAATCTGACAATAATAAGCAATCAGATCATCGGCTTCTGAATTTTCAACGTCCAATTGTCTAACAAACATTTCCTCAAGGTATTCTTTAACCCTTTGTTTTTGTTTTAAAAACGATTCTTCTTTAAAATCTTCGGGGTTACTAGTTTTACGATTAAGTTTGTATTTTGGATATAATAATCTTCTTTGTGATGAACTTGTTTCTCCATCCCAAAACACAACTACTTTGTTATAGTTATTCTCGTCAAGGAAACGTTTTAGGGTATTTAGAAAGTGCCAAATACCCCCAACGTGTTCTCCTTTATTAAAGAAATCTCTTACTCCGTGAAATCCGATTTTTAATAGGTTGTTTCCGTCAACCAATAACGTTTTTGACACTTCTTGTCTTTTAAATTATTACTACTCTACTTCTTCTTTTTCTGCTTTCAAATCAAAGTCACCATCGACTCCAATTATTTCTTTCCAATATTCAGCATAATCTTTCTTGTATTGTTCGATTGATGCTTTTTCTTCAGACGCTTCCTTGCCAGGTAAAAAACCGTGTGGTGTTACAATTATTTTCCCATCTTCAAAACCAAGTCCATTGATGTGATTTTTCATAACTGACACTTTTGTTCTTGATGCGAACTTTACAGTTCTTTTGTCTTTTGTTGCTGTAATTTTTGTTGTTCCTGCACCCTTTTGATTACCAAATAAAAATACCAATGAAGAGTTTAACCAAATTGCCTCACCGCCCTTTGCTTTAATCTTGGGTTGTCCAAAAGGATTATCCGGCAACTCCACCCAAGGCTGATTTACGATAATTAAAGTATTTTCGTATTTAGAGTCAGACTTACGTGATCCTGAAATTCTTTGATTGATTCCCATACCGATCTTGTCTGCTAAAACGCTAGCATTATGTTGCTTTCCTCCTTTACCTTCGTAAGTCATTTTACAAGGAACAGATCCAACTGAATCCCACATAATACATAAAGAATAATCCAAATCCCCCTTTTCTTGAGCATCTAATAATTCATTAATGTAATCTGTAATTTGTTCGATGTAATTGAAGTTATTGTTAAATATGTAAAACCCGTCCCATTCTAACTCACCTGTTTCGGTGTCGACAACTTCTTCACAGTCAAAACCCATAAGTTTTGCGTGATCAAAACTCCATTTTTGTTCTGTAATAATAAACACAGGAAGAATACCTTTCTTTTGAGCGTCAACCGCAGTTTTAACAAGTGCTGTTGTTTTTCCTGTATCTGAATGTCCCAAAAACATATTTATATGTCCCATAGCAGGACCAGGAAGTCCCACAGCATCCAAAAAAGGTTGACCCAAATCAAAAAATCTTTGTGGTTTATATTTTGCTGATGTGGAAAATTTCTTTTTTAATGAACTAAAATCATTTTTCTTAATTGCCATAATTTTCTATTTAATTTAATGATAAAAAAAAACACCGACATTGTAAATCGGTGTTTTGATAATACTTTGGTTTTTTTTAGAATGGTAATTCTTCGTCAACCTGATCGTTTGCTTGTGGATCTTCAACTTCGTTAATTGATTTGGATTTTGATCCTCCCATAGAAAATTCTGCGGTTTCATCGTTTGCATAAACATATCCACCTTTTTCAGAATCCCAACGTGGAGTTTCTCCTCTTGCGATTGCTTCAAGATATTCAACAGGTTTTTTTGAATAAACATCTTCCCATGTCATTTCATCTGAAACCCATTCTGTTAATTGATCTTCATCTTTAGAAATTGGTGATGGGTCATCATACATTACAGTTTGAATAACTGTGTAAAATGCTCCTTTTGGTGTTTTGGCTTTGGTTAGTTCCAAAATTAGATCTCGTCCTGTTGTTGGGTCTGTGATATCTCCTTTTGCTTTCCAAATTGGAATAACTTTGTCTAAGATTCCTTCTTGTTTGTAGTTATGTTTGAATCTCCAAAATTTAACTCCATCTTGTTCGTTATCTCGGTCAATAACTTTAACGATATAGAATTTGCGAGCCTTATATTGTTTTGCCAATTCTTTATCAGAATCTTTTCCTGTTGACATAAGTTCTTCATATACCTCATTCAAAGGTGATCTTTCATTGTCATTTTTTCCTGGATCATAGAATTTTTGCCATTTTCCATCCAATGAAATTTCGTGAAACCATACTTCTTTGAAGGGTGAAGATCCGTCTGTTGTTGGTAAAATTCGAACACGTTTTTGTCCTTGTTTTTCGTTCTCTTTCAAAAGAGCTGCGAAATATTTTTTCATTCTTTCTTCTTGTGACATTTTTGAAGTGGAAGAAGAACCACTTTGTTTTGAACTTTCATATTGAGCCAAAACCGCGTCTAAAACATTTGTCGCCATGTAAAATTAAAATTAAAAGTTTATATGTAAAAAGTATAAGGGTATAAAAAGTTATAGTCAAATGGTATTCTTAAAAAAAATATAAGGTCACAATTTGTGACCTTATACCTTACGAATTATATCTATTCAATAATATGTCGTCTTCATCTTCCATTGGTTCATTAAATGATTTTTCAATTTCTGATGGGCTAAAATTTTCAACTTCGTCTTGGGTTAAAACGTATTCGTTTTTTCCTGTTTTTTCCATTTCCTCTTCTTTGTCTTTAAAGAAGTCTGCCAAATTTTGTTTGAATGGTCCTGAATCTAAACTTCTTAATTGTAGTTTTTCTTGTGCCGTTTTTGGTCTATATTTTTCAACTTTAGAATCTAACGAATCTATTTTTTGAACTAAACTATCCATTTCTGACAACTTTTCTTCCATTTTCTTTATTTGACCAAAAAGATTTTCAAAATATTCTTCTTGTTTGTCTGCCATTGTTTTTTGAGAATCAACCAAATCAGTGATGTCCAACTCTTCAGTTTCTCCTTCACCTTCT